CATGACGAACGCCAAGGATCCAATTAAAGAAGTGAACATGGAACTTCGGACGGAAGCGCACAGTAAGGCTATCAATGATGATCTGAACTATCTGTCGTTTAAATGCGGATTTGGTACAGAACGATACAAATTTGACGGAGGAAACATCACGACTGCCACGCAGGTAATATCGGAGAATTCTGATCTGTATTGTTCTATCGTAAAGCATGAGCTCATATTGAGTGACGTACTAAAAGAACTGATCAGAATCATCATTCGCCTGGGAATCGCTGCCAACACTCCGGGACTTAAACTTGATACGGAGATCACGATTGCATTTGATGATTCCATCATTGAAGACAAGAAGAGTGAACGTCAGGATGACAGACAGGATGTTTCGATGGGAGTCATGCGCCTGGAGGAATACCGAGCGAAATGGTATGGCGAGACACTGGAAGAAGCAGCTAAGAAACTTCCAGAACCGGCACTGACGGAGGAGTGATATAGATGACACCAGAAGAACTGGAGAAATTACCAAAGCCGCTGGAGAGGACCATGAGTGCTTTGGAAATGTCCATCATGTCTGAGGTCGCAGAGAGAATCAAAGAGGCCGCGCAGATTACACCTATTACGGACTGGTCTTTGAATCGCTTGAACATGATTGGAGCCAGCAGGAAAAGAATTAAAAAGATGCTCGGCGATGCCATCAAAGAAGCAGAACTGGAAATAGACGATATTTACGAAAAGGCTATCCGATCGGATTACATACGCAATAAAGAGATTTATGATTCTGTTGGGCGTGATTATATTCCGTATGAAGAGAATGTCTGGATGCAGCAGATTGTAGAAGCATGTATGAGGCAGACAAAGGACAGCCTTCGTCCGATGGAGAATCTAACAAAGACAACCGGTTTTAATGTTCCGATGGGAAGCGGAGAGAAAGTATTCACACCGCTGTCGGAGTATCTGGAACGCAGTCTCGATAAAGCGATGCTTGGGATTATGACTGGGGCGAAGACTTACAGCCAGGCGGTTGGTGAGGTCATTGATGAAATGACAGCCAGTGGAGTCCGGGTAGTAGAATATGCTTCCGGCAGATCTGACCGAATCGAGGTGGCGGCACGCAGAGCCTTGATGACGGGTGTGGCTCAGATGACGGATAAGGTCAATGAGAAGAATGCTGAAGAGCTGGGAACCAATTACTGGGAGGTGGACTGGCATATGGGCGCCAGAAACACCGGTACCGGATATCTGAATCATCAAAGCTGGCAGGGAAAAGTGTATAGCGAGGAAGAAATGCGGACTGTTTGTGGAAAAGGTCAGATGCTTGGTTTTGGCGGCATCAACTGTTACCATATCGCGTTTGCTTTTATTCCTGGTGTCAGCAAGCGAAAGTACACGGATGAGTGGCTGGAGGAGCAGAATCGGAAAGAGAATGAGAAAAAGGACTTTAAGGGAAGATGCTATGATACATACGGAGCGCTGCAGCACCAGCGCAGACTGGAACGCACAATCCGGAAACAGAAACAGGACGTAAGTCTTTTGGAAAAAGCCGGAGCAGATACGGACGATATCATAGCAGCGAAGAGTAGGCTGCGACTTACGGACAAGACCTACACTGAATTCTCCAGAGAGATGGGGCTCAGACAGCAGAGAGAACGGTTGAGAATTCCTAAAGACAATATTGTTTCCGCGCCAAAGAATGGTATAATAAAAGCAATCAAGATTCCAAACGATAACGCTCATGTGTCCAATGTTCCAGAAGATATAATGAAAGATATTCAGCGTGGAATCGATGAGATTTTACAAGAATATGATGCAAAGATACACAAGTTTTCGGTAAGAGATGTTAGTGATGAACTGCCGAACACACCGTATTTGACCAGATTTATTGACAATGATGGTATGCGGGAAGTTGAGTTTATAGTTAATAGTGGATATGATTTTTCGGATTTTCGTGAAATCGTTAAGTTGGGGTATGAAACCAAGTACTTTGCTGGGCGTACAGTAAAAGACCACGCAATCCATGAAATGGCGCATGTGATGACCGGGCAACAGTATAAAACGTTCGCTGGTTTTTATGACTTTTATGAGCGGGTTGATAAACAATATGTTCCGGGCGTATCAGGATATGCCGATGCAACGCAGAGTGGTCTTGAGACTTTGGCAGAAGCCTTTGTAAAAATTCGAAATGGTGAAGATGTTCCACCAGCGGCAAAGAAGTTGGTGGAGAGATATATTGAAAGGTGGAGGAAGTGATGATTACTGTGCCGTATTGTCTGAAGTGTGTTCATGTGAGAAGCGGAATGAAATGTGAAGCATATCCCAATGGCATTCCGAGAGACATTTTACTTAGTAAGAAAGAACCAGCAAAACAGTGTAATAAATCGAAAATAGGATATATAGAGAAGAAGGCATCTGAGTGATTAGATGCTTTTCTTATATTCAGAAGTTGCACCAGTGCAACGGGAAGGAGGTAGCATGTGCACAGATTATTCAGATGGCTAAGAGGACTATTCTGTAGAGACCGTTGTAAACATCACTTCCGGAAGCACTGGTTCCGGACTCATGGTCCATACGGTGGCTATGCAAGACGATGCACAGTGTGCGGAAAGGTTGAGTGATCCAGATATCTCCCTGTGGGCAGTGGGGTGAGACTGTCCAAGAATGGTGTAACATGATAACGGTAAAAGCACATAAAAATGGACTGGAAGTAAATGGCCACGCAGGGATAGCACCGTGCGGTCGAGATATTGTATGTGCCGGCGTTTCGGCTATCACATTGACATTACTCCGCGGTTTAGAAGAAATTGCCCGAATGGAAGTGGAGTCTATCTCTGTTAATGGATATGTAAGCGTGGAATGGGAAAAATTAAACGAGGTCGGCAAGGCACTGGTAGATACGTGGTATCTGGGAATGTGCGATATCGCCGATGAATATCAAAATTGTATAAAGTTTATGTAGGCATCCGGGAAGGGTGCTTTTATTATGCCCAAAACGTGAAGGCTTTAAAAGCTCGGGAGCCTGTCGAGGCAAAACGGAGGTAAAGAAAGTGAAGAAAAGATACATGAACTTACAGCTCTTCGCAGACGGCGGCGAGGGCGGCTCTGGTGGACAGGGCGGAAACGCCGGGGCTGGTAACGGCAGTCAGGGAAATGCCGGGAATGCAACTTACAGTTATGCGCAGGCAGAGGAAATTGCCAACGCGAGAGCTGACAGAGCGTCACGCACCGCACTTGCGGATTTCTTTCGTAAACAGGGGATGAACGAGGAGCAGGTCACACAAGCCATCAATGACTTCAAAGCGAAGCAGAAAGAAAATCAGCCGAATGTTTCTGCGATTGAGAAGGAACGCGATGATGCCAGAGCAGAATTGGAAGCCATGAAGAACACTAATCTGTTAAGAGATAAAGGCGTAAAAGCTGATGATCTGGATTATGTGCTTTTCAAAGTGCAGCAGAAGGTGACCGATAAGGTTGATTTTAAAAAGGCGGCAGAAGATTACCTCAAAGAGAATCCAAGATTTACAGGTCAGGGAACTTACCGTGTCTCCACGTCTACGCAGAGTGGTGGTTCTGGTGCAGCTCAGAATACAAATGAAACAATCAACAACGCCATTCGTATGGCAGCAAGAAGATAAGGAGTGTAAAAAGATGAAGAAAAGAATGAATTTACAGCTGTTCGCAACAGATGCAAACATTATTGATAGAACCGGTGCAGCGTCTCTCATTCCGGAAGAGAACGCAAAAGAGATCATTCAGGGCGTAGTCGCGCAGTCTGCGGTACTTCAGAGAGGACGCAAGCTTCCGAACATGTCCAGCAAGACATACAAGATGCCGGTACTTGATATGTTACCGATCGCATACTTCGTAGACGGTGACACTGGTAATAAAAAGACAACAAAACAGGCTTGGGATAAAAAGGTTATCACTGCCGAAGAAATCGCAGTCATTGTACCGATTCCGGAGGCAGTTCTTGATGACTCTGATTATGATATCTGGGCAGAAGTGAAACCGAGAATCATTGAAGCATTTGGTAAAGTGATTGACGGCGCGATTCTGTTTGGCGCAGATAAGCCGACTTCCTGGAGAGATGGTGTCGTTGCAACGGCGACAAGTGCTGGTTCTGTAGTGACTTTAGGTACGGATGATCTTTACGACAAACTTATGGGCGAAAGCGGCGTGATCTCCAAAGTGGAGGAATCTGGTTACTTTGTAAATGGTCATATGGCGGATATTTCCATGAGAGCTAAACTCAGAGGCTTAAAAGATCTGAACGGTCAGCCGATCTTTAAGAGCGATATGCAGTCCGGAACAAGCTATTCCCTGGATGGTTCCCCGATGACCTTCCCGAACAACGGTGCATTTGATAAGTCCCAGGCACTTATGATCTCCGGTGACTTCAGTCAGCTTGTATATGCAATCAGGCAGGATATCACGTTTAAACTGTTCACTGAGGGCGTTGTGCAGAACACAGACGGCACGATTGCATACAACTTAATGCAGAATGACATGGTGGCGCTCCGTGCAGTTATGCGTCTTGGCTGGGAAATCCCGAATCCGGTCAATGC